ATTTGAAACTGCCTCAATAGTGGCTAAGTGGGCAAGTAATCCAGTTACTGCTGGACTTGCTGCTCTGACTCTGGCTAACCAGGCAGCACAGATAGGCTTCATTCTGGCTCAGCCAGTGCCTGAATTCGCAGAAGGTACTAAGGGTAAGCCATTCGAGGGAGGCCGAGCAATGGTAGGTGAGCGAGGAGTAGAGAAGGTAGTAACTGCATCAGGCAAGGTCTACTTCACTCCACCTACTGCCACTCTGGTTGATCTCCCCAAAGGCTCTCAGGTAATTCCTAACCATGCGCTGAGCAAGCAGGAGCTGTTCTATGCATCCAGATACAATGGAGGCTCTCAGGCCAGCAATCCAATGTATGGCAAGCTTGATGAGCTGGGCAGCATCTTAAAAGGTCTACCTATTACTCAGCTCAATATGGATGAGAAAGGTTTTGAGAAGTATATTCGCACCGAAAGAAGGACTACTAAAATCCTTAACAATCGGTTCAGAAGCTGATGTCATTTCTAATTGGTTTAGATTGCGAAAGAGCCTCTGTTATACAGGGGCTTTTTCTTTTTACCTTTGCCCTATGGCAGGCTGGAAGTTCTACTTAGATAACATAGAGGTCGAAGAGCCTATAGGCTGGGATGGCATTGAGTTCACTGCTATCCGAATGAAAAGTCATGGCATTGACCAGCCATTCAGCACAGAGGTCAAGTTCTATGACAATGGGGCTAGATACATAAAGCTCATCTTTGACCAGTTCTACATAAATAGACCTATTGCTATAACCATCACTTCAGATGTGGGCTATAATGGTCAGGACTATCAATTCGATGGCTTCCTGAACCTAGCCATCTATCAAGAGCATAATGTCTGCGATACAGATAGCTTTGAGGTCACTGTTGGCATCATAGATGATAACTTCCGGGAAGACTTTAAAGCCCGGCAGGATGTAGAGATAGACCTTACCAGCACCAAAGACCTTAATGGTGATACCATCAGTGCGCTTACTTTTAAAAATATAAGGCTGCACAGGCAAGACCTCTATCTGACTGCCTTTGGCAAGAGCCTAGCTGATCGCAATGTCTCTATTTATTGGTATGAGGCAGCAATTATTCCTACCTTCTGGCAGAATACTGACTTTACTGAAGAGTATGGCAATACTGCTAATACTACTCAGTCAACTATCAACTGGAATGCAGGAGAGTACGGTGATAGTGCTATATTTCAAAACAACACAACTATAACCAGGACATTCAGTGCTACTCATGACCTGACAGTGACTGTTGTCAATAATAATACCTTTAATTCAATTGATGTAGTAGTCTATCTAGGCACTATCAATGGGAATGTCTTTGACACAGGCTACTATCTACTTAATACTACTCTAGGTGCTGGTGCTACCCAGACATGGACACTATCAGGCACAATCAATAACATCTCAATACCTTCCGGATATAAGCTTCAGTATGCAATTGAGGCTGGCTACACAGGTAATCCTAACACAGCTGACATCACTATAGATGAGAATGCAACAATAACTTTGGAGGAGATTAACTCAGGTGAGTATGCCAGCACCTGCAATGTGCTAACTATTGAGCAATGGCTACGCAGGGCAATCTATTTGATGACCGGAGACAACAACATGCTGCTCTCTGATGTGTTCAGTGAGGCTGATGGTGGCTGCTTTTGGAACAATGCCCTGACCACAGGAGGCAGAATAAGAGGAGTAGACCCATTTGCTGGCTTTCAAACTCTAAAGACCACATGGAAGCAAGTGTTTGAGGGGCTAGACAGAATCTTTTGTCTAGGCTGGGCTTTTGAATGGACAGGCACAGAGTGGAAGGTTAGGGTAGAGCCGAGAGAGTACTTCTACCAGAACAGCATCAGCCAGACCTTTACCAATGTAGGTGAAGTAGATCAGATGGCTAAATCTGAAGACCTGGTCAATAATATTACTCTTGGCTTCTCCGATAAGTGGAAAAATATACAGATTTCTGGCACTTATGCCATACACACTGACCGCAATTACTTCATTGATAACCGGGCAATGGCAGAGAACAGCACTGCTGCCTTAGACATTCGGAGCGACATAATTGCTGAAGGTTACTGCATAGAGTTCAACCGGAGAGCATCAGCCATAACCAATGGAGGTGCTACATCAGACCGACCTAATGACTATGATACCTTCATCATTTGGCTGAACAGGCAGGAGATAGCTTTGGAAGATGTAGAAGGCACATGCTTTAACCTACCACAGGAGACAGGCTCAGTAACCTTTGCTCCGGGAGAGGTTAGCATGCCAAGCAGCCTGATAACCTTTAGCTCTGGAGTAATGCAGAACCTGTACAACATATTTCACACCCCTGCCAGAGTAGGCATGAGATGGTGGAAAGTGCTAGGCATGCACACCTATGGGCTAGTGTTGCCAGCTACAGGCAACCCTTCGCTTCAATTTCAGATAGGTGAGTATCAGACTACCTACTTCAGTCAGATAGATGATGCTCAAGAGCCATGTCAGCAGTACTTGATTGATACTCCACTCTATGAGAATGTGAGCATTGACACTACAGTGCTTAGAGCTGGAGCGCAAGACTACCTATTCAAGCCTATCAGTGTTCAATTTACCTACCCTCAAAGTCTTTGCGATTTCTTAACTTTGAGCCAAGATGAGCAATACCGGAAAGTCAGGCTCACTTCGGGCAGCTTAGATATTCAAGGCTTCATAACTGAGGCCAAGAATAAGCCTGAAGACTCTGCCGGAGGTACTACTACTTTTACCTTGCTTGTTTCAGCACAGGATGCCTTGGCTGGCGGTGCATTTGACTCAGGCTATGATACAGGCTATGATTAATGGCTAATGTTACCAGAGCAACACTCAGCACAGTAAGTGCCAGCAACTTCCCGGATAATACCTCACAGCTCATCTCTCCATTCGACCTTAGAGACTGGATCACCGATGGCATTGATAGCTTTGTAACCCAGAAGGATGTCTCAACTTTTGAGAATGCTTTCTACGAGTGCAGAGGAGGCACTCTGACAGCAGCAGCTACAGTCAACCTTGGTCTGGCTACAGGCAACTTTGTGCATATTTCAGGCACTACTACCATCACCAGCTTTGGCACTGTCTCAGCTGGTGCTAGGTTCATTGTCTGCTTTGATGACGCAGTAGTAGTGACTTACAATGCCAGTACGCTGATCATACCAGGAGCTGCTAGTATCACAACCACAGCAGGAGACTGCATGATGCTAATTAGTGAGGGAGCAGGCAACTGGAGGGTAGTAGGTTACTTCCCTGGCACAGGTCTTCCGGTAGGCACAGTGACAGCAGTCACTGCCTCAACTCCACTAAGCTCAAGCGGAGGTAATGCCCCAGATATTAGCCTTGATGTTGTAAGTCCAGACCCATCGGGAAGCTTTACCAATGCAGACATAACTGTAGATGCCTATGGTAGAGTAACTGCTGCTGCCAATGGCAGTGGAGGTGGAGGCTCTCCAGGAGGACTTACCACAGAGTTTCAGTACAACAATGCAGGCTCTTTTGATGGTGCTTCTGAGCTTACCTATTCAGGTGGCTTTGTGCGAATTAATACTCCTAAGATAGGCACAGGATCAGGCAATGGTCACTTACACATTCACTCTGCCAACTCTGCACCTACAGGCATTACTGATTACCTGACTATGTTCTGGCAGAAGGCAACCAGAGCATTGGGATTCAGAAGTGAAACAGACACGCATGAGACCTATATACAATTAACTGCACCTACTGCCGATAGGACTATAACTCTGCCAGATGCCTCCGGTAATGTTGTGCTGGACACATTAGCCCAGACTCTTACCAATAAGACTCTGACAACTCCGGCAATCACTACTCCGGCAGTTACTGGCATAGCCTCATTTGACAATGGGGCAAGCGCAGGAGAGATAAGGTTACTTGAGGGCAGTGGAAGTGGAACTAATTATCTGGCCTTAAAAGCAGCATCAACATTAGCTGCTAATGTAAGTCTTACTCTGCCCAATGCCGATGGTAGCTCTGGTCAAGTCCTTCAGACTAATGGATCAGGCACTCTAAGCTGGGTCAATAATGGAGGAAGGGCATACATTACAGATATAACGACTAATACTGTAACAGGCACATCAGAGCAATTGCTTATTTCGGTGCTTATACCGGCCAACACATTTGTCGCTGATAATCACTTTCAGATTAATTTTAGATTTACAAGGCCAGCTAGCACAGGACAATCTACTTTCAGATTCTACCTAAATACTACTGCTGCCATTGGAGGCACTAACTTCGGTAGCTACCAGCTTGCAAGTAGTGCTGTTACCGGGTTTAAGCTGATAAGAAGTTTCTCAGTCATCAATGCCACAACCACAACCAACTACAATAGTGTAGCCAACAATGTGGTCACTGACTGGGGAGGTGGCACTAATACCAATGCAGCAATTGACTGGACAGTCAACCAGTATCTGGTAGTTAGCGCACAGAGTAGTTCAGCTACCGGAGACAACTCATCTAGGGCAATAATAATCAGCCAAATCTAATGGAAGTAATCACCCAAACCGGAGATAAGATAGTCTACAGAGGAATTGAATATACAGTTGCCTCTGCCGAGATAAGCTCAGACATTGTGGTGCTTGTGCAAGTGTACAACACTGATTATAACCCTACCATAGCATTGGTAGCCAATGAGACTATTATCAATGATGTTCTCCAGACATCGGTAGAGATGCTCTATAAAACCATAACCAATGGGTAACGCACATCCGTTTTACCGCTTTGAGCATGCCTGGAATGCTGGGTTCTACCCTGACAACCAGATAGTCTCTGACTTACTCAATGAGGTGCATCTGACAATCAGTCTGGCACTACCATCAATAGCTATACCAGGCACAACAACCATCTATAAGCTCAAGCAGGAAGTACAGACTATTATTGATGGCTACAATGCCTCTCCTTACTTCGGAGAGCTAGTGGTTGACTTAGCCACAGCACCTGACCCACCACTCTGGGAGTATCATGTCTATGTGCGTAATACTTCACTTTATGTCAATGACAACACCCAGATTATAGATATTACTGGCTACTTCAACAACACCACCAAAGTGCTGTCAGGTGCTACCTTACTACCATTTACTCCGGGCAGTTATACAAGCACAACTGCTGCCACATTAATTGCAGAGGAGCTGAAGGTTAAGGAGGCTCTGAGTGTAGTCAATCTGAATGGCTCAGCCATTTTCCCGATTACCTACTCATTCGATCCACTTACCAACATAGCCACTTCAGGTCTTGCCAGAGGCAGTAATTGGCAGCTGGTTAATGATGAGGCTAACCGAGTGCCAGCACCGACTGCTCCCTATAAGAATCAAAGGACATTCAGCCTGCCACAGCTAAATGCTGATGACAGCTATGTGCTGACCATAATGGAGCGTATCATTCAGGCCAGCCTTAATGACTCTGACTGGACTACTTCGGTGCTGGCTACCTACTACACCTATGCAGCCAATGAGCCTGATGGGTGGACATTTAGCGTTAACTCACCAGCTTTCACAACCTACAGAAGAGTTCAGTTCGACTTTATTGATGGTAACCGTAGAAAGTTTATTCTGGTAGGTAGGCTAGATGGCTCATGGCTTTGGCAAAGGTTTGTAAGTGACCTATCCGGTGCAGCTTATGACTTTTTAGTAGGCTATTCAGAGGCTGCTCAGCTGCCTTATGAGCCTAATCTGGCAGGCAGATGGCTATACTATAACTCTACCTATGACCTTGAGTTTGTTGAGTTCACATCAGGCTGCTATGTGTCTGAAGAGTTCTACGCTATGCCAGCTAAGCCGGGAGATCAGTGGCAATTCAATGTAGTGGATGGCAACCTTGAGAGCATATTCAATGCCAGCGTAGGTCTATTCACTGAGGATGGTCAATTTATTCAGCAGATAGGCACAGCTGTGCTTCCAGATGACTGCAATAATACGCAGATGCAGGCAACAGTTACAATTCCCAGTAAAAGTGGCTGCTTCAGGATGGGGCTTTACAATATAGGCTCATCAGGAGGAGAGACTACTTGTGAACTTATCTTCAATTATCTGCTGGATGGAGGAGTAAATGCCTATGTGGACCAGATCAATGAGAACTATGAGCTGCAGTACTACACCTTCGGGCTATACGATGGCACTAATTACTCTCAGGAGTACTCTATTCAAGTGCCTCCGGTGTCATCTGGAGGCTTCAGCATTGAAGACATAGTAGACTGGTGCAACACTATTCCTGGCATGGTATGCACTTATGACTCAGAGGCTGACACTATGGAGTGGACATGGACAGTAATGGTTGAATGTGATACTAATTTCTTGATGAGAAATTACATAGCTGATGGTGAGGGTAATGTCCTTGACGGGCAATTCAGCACAGCCTTGCAGAGCTGTGAATGCGAGCCTTATAATCCTAATCTCTATGACCTTTACTCACTGAGCAACATCATCAACATTGATGCCTCTGATTGCTTTAGCACACTATTAGAGTACTGGTCAGACAGCAATAGCATAGCAGAGGGCTTTGAGTATACCGGAGGATGGAAGCAGAAGGTAAGGCTAGGCATTAATGGAGGAGGATCTAAGCCTGTAATAGAGGAGAGTCTCTACAGGCAGTCTAATGGTGTCCATAGAAGGCCACAATCAAAGCAGGATTTATCCTTAGATTTGCATACGGATTTTCTTGATGAGGCCACTCAGCTAGCTCTTGTCGATGCCACCCGGCATAGCAACCTGATCTGGGAAGGGAAGTCAATCTTTGTGAAGGGTGACATTGAGGTAGCCACCACTCAAGACTACACTACACAAAGCTCTTTTGAGACTTTATCTCAAGTAAAGTTTCAGGCACTGGTCCAGGGTTTCCAACCCAAAAACTCTAGCTGTTTAAATTGCTAAAACAATGTCAATATTTTCGTTAACCTGCCCAGATGTTGGGTGCTATCAGAATTTTCTCTGCGACCCAGAGTTTCAGAATAAAATCGTGGCGGTGGCTTATGTTCGCAAGTCTGCTGCCCTTACTGCTAATGAGAAGTCAACTGCTGACCTCTGGATAGCTGCGCTCTATGACCGTTACCTTAATGGTGAGGCTTACCTTGTGTTCAACACGAGCGGAGAAAAGCCAAAGCCTGAGACTGCTACTACTGCTGGTAGAGGCATGCAGAACACAAAGGCTCTTGCCAAGACTCACACCCTGACCTATCAGGACATGCAGGGAGTAGTGCAGAACAATGTTCAGTTCTACAATGACATTCTTGCGACTGCTCAGAACTTCGACTTTTACTACTTCACTCCCGGCAGAATCTGGGATGCCTCCGGTTATTATGTGACAGTCATCGGTGATCCTATCATCACAGCTGACCTGAACACTTACCAGATGGCTGAAGTGACTGTTAACTGGGTAAGTAAGGTCAACCCTCTGCCTTATGAGTTCGACACAGACAACTTCCTGGAAGGTCTGTATTACATTCTTAGCTCCACTGGATTCACAGGAAGTTCATGGACAACCTGTGATGATGCTGCCTCAGAGTCAGCTCAATTCAGCGCAGTGCTAAATGTAGGTGCAATCTCTGGCGCACCAGCTCTGGTGTGGTCATTGGAGGCAACTGAGGACAGTGATGACATTACAGCTATTAGCTTAGTGATTGATTCTAGCACAGGTGAAGTTACCTGGACTAATTCAACTGCTGGTGTCTACACATTTATTGTGACTGTGACCAATGCTTATGGCTGCGTGTTCGGTCAGCAGGAAATTACTTTGACAATCTCAGCTTGCTAAATTAAATTAATGGAAGAGTTAATCGGGGTCTTATTATCAAAGTTGCTAGACCGGAAAATCCGTGAAGGCAGGCACGACTACATTGAGGAGGCCAGAGAAAAGGCTGAAGAGCTGGAGTATCACTTTGAGAATGAGTACCCCGAAAAGCTCTTGATCACTCAGCATCCGAGTGAAGAGCCTTGGATGAGGGAGTACAGGAAAAGAAGATGGCAAGCTCCTACCACTACTGCCACCGGGAGGGTTTATACCTTCCTTCAAAAGATTCAGCAGGCTGATGACTTTAAGATTAAGTTCGAGGATGACTTTCAGAAGACAGGCATAGCAGAGCGCATAGGGCTTAATAATAATACTCTGCAGTACTATGTGGAGGATGAGCTGCCTAAGACTGGCAGCCTTGAGAAGTGGCTCTTTAATGTCTTCCTCAAGACCTACTTGAAGGATGCCAATGCTATAGTAATTACTCTGCCTGACTATAATGAGTTCATTGAAGACCCGGCAGCTACAACTACTTTAGATTGGTCAAGACCTTACCCTCAGATAATAGAGTCTGAAGACCTAATCTGGGAAGGGGAGGACTATGTAATCATAAAAACAGAGGATTACAAGGACATGAACCGTAGGAAGTGGGATCAGTTTTTTTGCATAACTGTTGAGGGTTTGATGCTGTTCAGGCAGGTCAATGAGTACACCTATGACCAGCCTTTTCAGGTCTTTATCCTGCCCTATCAATTCGGCTATCTGCCAGTCTGTAAGGTAGGCAACATTATTTACGAGGAAGAAGATGGTCAGTTAGTCTATGATTCGGTGCTTGCTCCTTGCCTTCCGGCATGGAATGAGGTGCTATTCCGGACAGATGACCTTAATATACTATGGGCAATGCATGCCCTGCCCCAGAAGTGGGCATTGAAGATGTCTCCCTGTAAGACCTGTAATGGCACAGGGATAAGGACTAATCGCAAGGAGGAGAAGGTCAGCTGTAGTGATTGCTCTGGCTCTGGTCGGGCTAGCAGCTCACCATTTGGGCTGATGGAGATTAATATTGATAGGTCTAGTGCCATCAATCCTAACCCACAGATACCACCAGTACCTCCGGCAGGCTACATTGAGAGGCCAACCGAGACAGTCAGATTATTCCAGGAGGACATAGTGCAGAAAGAGTTTCAAGGGTTCAAGGCCATAGGTCTAGAGCTGCTAGGTCAGATTCCAGCTGCTCAGTCTGGCATAGCCAAGGAGTATGACCGGAAGGAGCTTAATACCTTCTGCTTCTCAGTGACTGTACATCTGGCTCAAGTTTATCGAAAGGTATGCTTTTATATTATGTACCAGAGGTACAATAGCCTATTCAGTAGCAGCCTGATGGACAGTGATAAGATACAGGCAGCACTGCCTCAGATTACTGTGCCTACTGACTATGACATCATGACCACAGAGATGGTAGGTGAGCAACTTAATAAGGCAATATCTGGCAATTTCAACCCTCTGATTATTGCAGGCATTGAGATGGACTATGTGGAGAAGCTCTATGGTGATAACTCCATGAAGAAGACCTACCTGAAGCTGCTCAGTAGCCTTGACCCATTGCCCTTTAAGACTACTGATGAGAAGACTGTGCTGCTCTCCAGCAATGGCTGCACCCAATTAGACTACATTCTAAGTGCCAACCTTGCAGCGTTTGTCATGCAGAAGATTGAGGAAAACCCCTTATGGTATGATTTATCATTCAGCCAGCAGCAGGCTGATGTCTATGCCTTGGCAGCAGAGAAGCAGCTACAGATTAAGTCTGGATTAGTGCCACTGATGGATGATGTGCAGGACACATCTACTCCGGCAGAAGAGGCTGATAACCTAGGTAAGCTACCTCTGGCTATTCAGCAGCTATCACTTGCAGCTGAGAGGGCTAATAAGGCAGGCAATGCCAAGCTATTCAAGGTCTTGAATGACAAGATTAACAATCTACTGGCAGAGATAAGCTAACATGGATGAGAGGCAGCTGGAGTTAATCAAGAAGATTCAGCAGCTTCAGCTTGCCATTGAGAAGCGCATGGATGATGCGCTGCCTAAGGTCTTTGAGAAGCTATCCAACCAGGTCATTGACCTTGCAGGCAATCTAAGCCTAGATGCTAAAGACAGGGCAAAGACATTAAGGGAGATGATTAAGCTCAAGAAGGACATTGCTGACACCATTGTCAACAATAGCCTTTACCAGACTCAGGTAGCAGAAGTCATTGCAGGCTTTGATCAGCTCAGTAAGCTATCTAATGATTACATCAGCATCATTCTGGATGACTTCAAGCCTAAGACTGAGCTGTATAAGGCAATCCTAGAGACCAATATAGCTACTACTAAGGATGCTCTCCTAGGTGCTGGCATCAGAAATAATTTTGGCACAGCCATTCAGGAGGTGCTAAAAGACAACATAGCTGGCATAGGCACAAGGACTCAGCTGAATGAGACTCTCAGAAAGTTTATTGAAGGCACAGATACTGAGAAAGCCTTTTTAAATAGGTACATCAAGCAGACTACCAATGACTCTGTGATGACCTTTAATTCAGAGTACATCCAGACTATTGCTGATGACCTAGGGGTAGAGTACTACCTATACTCCGGCACAATAATATCAGACACCAGAGAGTTCTGCCAGGCAAGGGCAGGCCGTTACTTTACAAAGGCAGAAGTAGAGAAGTGGGCTAGTCTTAAAAGCTGGCAGGGAAGGATGGCTGGCACTAACAGCAGCACAATCTTTATCTATAGAGGAGGCTATAACTGCCGACATCAGCTCTGGCCTGTTGCCAAGGAGCAGTATGAGTCAGCCAAGGAGAGAGGCAGAGCAGGATTAAGGTAATTACAACCTGTTCCAATTTGTCACACTTTCACCCTACTTTTTCTCCCTATAAGCAATAAGTAGGGAGATAGGCTTTAGATGCCTCTGCTCAATGACATTACGGAGGCCATAACCTAAGTTCTGCCTGACCATCACAGCAGCCATGCTTTGCCTTCTGATGTAACCCTGAAGAATAACTTCTGCTGCTTCTTCCATTGCCCAGCATAGTATGTAGAC